ACATACAGGCTGGGGTCCATCGTCACCTCGGTGCCATCCGCCGTCACATACGTGATTGCGGTCACCTGCTGAAGCGGCGGTCGCGGCAGCCGGATGAACGGGCGGCGGGGGAAGCCGTCGAGCCGGAGTTCACGCGTCTGCGTGATGTAGGCACGACGCTGGTAGTTCTCGCACCACTCGCGGGCGGCCACGATCAGCGACGCGATGTAGGCGTCCTCCGTGTCGTCGTCCACCCGCAAGTGCGCCTTGGCCTCATCCAGCATCACCGGCTCCTGCGCCGGTGGCGTCACCAGCGCCAGCGCCCACTCCATGGCTTACCCCTTCTTCCTCCGGCGCGGCTTGACGGTTGCCGCTTCCTCCGGCTCGGCCGTCGCCGTCTCGTAGCCCTCATCGACCGGCTCCGCGTATCCGGCCGCCAGCAGCCGGGCCGCCTCGGCGTCGTCCATCTCCACGACATCGCCAGGGGCGTGGGAAAACCCACGCCCCGCGATGCCGGTCAGCAGCCTAATCCTCATGGTCATTCACCCTGCACGGCCGCCTGCTGCAGGACCTGGACCGCCTCCGACAGGGCCAGCCGCCCGTCCACGCGCTCGAACATGCGGAAGCCGACCTGNCCCTGAGCGGCGTACAGCTCGACCAGCCGCTGGATGCCGATGGACTGACGGTCAGCGATCCAGTAGTAGCTGAAGTCGCCGAAGGCGACCGGCTTCGCACCGGCGCCGATGGTCGGCATGAACGGCGAGTACCGCACGGGCCGNCCCAGCAGCATGTCAGGAACGCCCGCCTGCAGGCCGGGCTGCCAGATGTATTGGCCGTCGTTGTCCTTCAGCTTCCGAATCGCAGCGGCCGTCGAGTCGTGGATCAGCCAGTTCGCCCGGGCGCGGTAAGGCGGCCGGAGCGAGTGGAACAGGTCGATCAGCTCGTCCGCCGTGATGGCGTTCGTAGCGGCCGCGGTCACACCGACNTCCGCGTCTAGCAGCACGCCGCGCGGCTTGCCGTTGCCGTCGCCGTTGACAAACGCGGCTTCCTCGGCATCGCCAAAGGTACGGGCGAACGCCTGGGTGAGGAACGCGGCGATGTCGAAAGCCGAGTCCTTCAGGAGTTCCTCGGTCACGCGGGTGATGCGGGCCAGCTTGTGGGCACCAAGCGTGACGCGGGCAAACTCGGCGTCAGACTCGGGATAGGCGGCGGACTCGCCGATCCACTGCGCCTGCCCATGGTCAACCACGACGGGAATCAGACGGTCGCCAGAGCCGGTCTGGATGGTCCGAGCGATCTGCCGCATGACGTTCTGCTCGGCCAAAGCCTGCACCAGTTCACGCTGGAACTCGTCCGGCACAAGGTAGCCGCCCTCCGCGTCCGTCCCGATGTTCAGGGTGCGGACCTCGTGGGGCAACATGCCCGACAGGCTGCGGCGGATGTAGGACCAGAAGGCGTCGCGGTACTCCCTGGACGCCCGGGGCCGGGCCGCCCGGTCCTCCACGTCCGCCGGCTCCTCGCCGGGCTGGGCCGGCGCCACCGGCGCAGGCAAGCCGCGGTCCAGCTTGCCCTCGGCCTCCAACTGCCTCTCCGCCCGCTCAATGCGCTGGCCAAGGGTGTCAACCTCGCGCATCAGGCGGTCGTACTTCTCTTGCTCCTCGCCGGTCAGGTCGCGGTCTTCCTTCTCGGCCTGATCGAGAATCTGCCGCGCTTCATCGACCAGCTTCTTGCGACGCCGCTTCAACTCGTTGATGTGTTCGCGGTCCATGTGTATCCCTCCCGAAACAGTGAAGCCGCCCTATCGGGCGGCTCCTTGCTGGTGTTATAGCGACCTCTCGATGAGGTCCAACTTCAGCCGCAGGCGCCTGATGCGCTCCGAGTGCCCTTCGGGGCGGCTCGGCTCGTCCAGGGCCCGCAGCATATCGCGGACCTGCACAGAGGTCTGAGGATACGCCGGGAACGTCACCGGCGACACGTCGAACAGCTGCACCTCTTTGAGGGTGCGAATGATCGTGCCATCCGGCTTGCGCTCCCAGTCGTCCTTCACAACACGGAAACCAAACGACATCTGGTCGATGTCGCCGCGCTCAATACTCGTCATCAGGTCCCTGGCCCATTGAGTGTCGGGCGGGTCGATCTCGATGGCGAGCCCCCGGTCGTCCTCGTGTAGCTTCAGTGTGCCGCTCTTGGTGCGGCCAAGGACGTAGTTTGGATCGTGATTCCAAAGGGCCCGCACGTCCGCTTCGCGGAGCGTCTTCTTGAAGGCCCCGCGGGCAATTTTCTCCCGAAAGCCGCCGTACAGCGGCTCGCTCAGCTGCTCGAACACGGCGGCATAGCCNACGATNTTNCGCTTGCCGTCCTCGGCCCGCACTTCCAGCGTCTCCAGCGGCAGACTGCGCCGCTCCCGGCCGTGCGGGTCAAACGTGATCTCCCGGAAGTCCGGCGGCTCCTCCCCGTACTGGCGGTAATGCGAGGCCAAGTGCTCGTACACCGCCCGCCGCTCACTGTCGGGGATTTCCACGCCGCCGCGGGCGCCCAGCAGCGCCGCCATGGCCGCGACGACGCCACGCCACACCACCCGGCCATCAGACGGGCGGTGATGGGGAAGCTTCAGGTCCGTAAACCTCTCGGGCGGCGAATCGGGCATCCATGCGAAATGCCCGGCGATGCGGCGCTTCTCGGCATCGGACAGTTCCTCCCACGCCCGGTCCGTGAAATCCGACAGCGTGGGCGCCTGCCACGTCTCGTCCCTATCGGCTAGGTCCCTGCTCACATCTCGCGGGACGGGCATGGCGATTCCTCCTCTCCTGCCTGCTCCAGCAAGGAGCGCAGCACTAACTCAACGTCAGCACGCGCGACACTCCTCGTACCAACCACCGGCACCAGCGCGCAGGTGCAACCGTCGTGCAGCGGCGGGTGGCCGATGTTGCCGCGAACCACCAAGCCACCACCGTCGGGTGCGCCAAGGGTGTCCCCTGCCTGGGCGAACCAACCCGATATGCTGGCTACCCGGCCCTCCAGGTGGTCACAGAACGGACAGTCTTCCGTCGTCACGCTCCAGCGTACCGCCGTGACACCGGCCAGCGCCCAGGCGGCCTTCGCAAATGCCTCACTGGCGCGAACTACCTCTCGCCTGGCGATATTTCTTGCCCGGCTCTGCTCCCAAGCGTCCAGCTTTGCCTCGATGGACGCCAGCGGGTCGTCGCCGGCATCTTCAAGCGCCCGTTTCAGTTGCCCCTCGGACGACCGCCGCCAGCGAGCACCAAGGGCTTCGAGGTAGTCCCGGACAAAGCGCTCGAAATCTGGCCCCATGGCGTCAGTGGCCCCAATCTCGTCCATGGCCTCGCCATACGCCTGCTCGGCCAGCGAGCGCAGCACCGGCTCCATCGTGCGGACGACGGCCGGCACGAAGTCGCGGTAGAACTCGGCCAGGAACTGCTGCCACTCTTCTGCACCGCCCTGCGCCCAGATGCGCCGGGCCCGGCGGCGCAACTCCGACACCTCGCGCCGCACCANCCGGCCCGCCGCGTCCTCCACGACAGGGCGATAAGCGTCCCGCAGACGCAAGCGCCCACGTAGAGACCGCGTCTCGTGGGGTCCCCAACCGGAATCCGCGCTTCGGTCCGCCTGCGGCGTCGTGCCGGCCGGCACCATGTTGAGCGGCTGGAGGTAAACGTCCCCGCCCTCGATGGGATCCAGGTTCTCCAGCCGCCGGATATCGTTGGCCGACATCCAGCCCCACTGACGGGCCGTCGCGTAGGCCCGATAGCGGCTCTCGATGTCGCCACGCAGCAGGCCCTCGACAACAAACTCGGCAAACAGGTCCTGCTCGTCGGCCCCGGCCAGCAGCTGGTGCTTGATGGCTGCTTCAATGCGACGAAGCCACGGCAGGAGGCTGTACTTGACGAATTCCAGCGCCTGGTGCTCGATGTTGCTGAATGTCGAGCGGCGCAGGTCCTTGAGCATGTGCGGCGGCAGATTGAACCAGCGCGCCACCTCCTCGACCTGGAATTCCCGAGTCTGGAGGAACTGGGCGTCCTCCGGCGGGATGCCAATCCTGGTGTATTTCATCCCCTCTTCGAGGATGGCTACCCGGTGGGCGTTATCCAGGCCGGTATAAAGCTCTTTCCAGTGCTGCCGTAGGCGCTCATGAGCCTTATCCGACAGGGTTCCAGGGTGCTCCAGCACTCCCGCCATGTTGGCGCCGGACCCGAAAAACTGAGCGCCAAACGCCTCGGCCGCCATGCCTAGCCCCAAGGACTCCCGGGCCAAGCTGATGATGCTCTTGCCCTTCAGACCGTCGAAGCCCATGCCAGCGACGTGGAACACGCGCTCACGCGGCAGCACCGCAGAGCGCCCGTCAGGCAGGGTGACCTGATACTGAATGTCCCGGCCGTTAGCCATCAACTGCGGCTGCGCCCGCCACGGCGGGATGGGCCAGAGCTCTTCTTCGTATCCGTCCCGCTCGATGACCTCGGCGTAGAAATTGCCCCACAGGAGCAGGTACACCATCATGAGCTCCCGGAAACGATAGCTGTCCAAGAGCGGGTTGGGCCGATCGTGCAGCACCCGGTAGAGCGGGTAGTCCGTCGCCCGCTCCTTGCCGCCGTCTGGGCGTGTCCTGTACAGGTGGAGCGGCAAGGACGCGATGGTCTGGGCGTAGATGGTGACGGCGTTGTAGACGGCCGAGTAGGTCATAGCCGTCGCCTGATTGACGACTACTCCAGCCCGCACCTTTGACCCGACGAACAGCTCACGGGCTTCCTGGTCGCGCAGCGTGAAGCGGCGCAGCCACTGCTTTGTGCGGTTGAACAGCGTCTGCTGCGGCATCGCCACACCTACACCACCTTGAAGCCAGATTCCTCATACACGCTCTTCCGCTTGAGCGCCCCGGCGGCAATGGCGTCCATCCTGGCCTGCCAGGACAGCACAGCCGCCATCGCAGCGTCAATCTTTTGCGGGCTGTCCGGCCTCTCTTTCTGGATGAGCCACAACGGCCGCCCATCCTCTGTCTTCTGCGGCAGGTCCTTGCGCCGGGCGTTGCCCAGGTGCCGCTCCAAGCGCCGGTCGCCGCTGTGCGAAATCGCGCCCTCGTTAATCGCGGTCTCAAATGCCTCCAGCGCGTACGCCATCGCTTTGCGCCGGTTCGTCCACCACTCAACGACCCGCGTCTCACCGTACCGCCCAGCCCATGCCGCCACCCAGGACTGCCAGTAGGGTGGATCGGCATACATCCGCCACACGTCGTACCGTTCAAAGAGGTCGGCGATGACGGCATCGACCTCTTCGGCCGGAACCTGCCACGTGTCTTCCTGGCCGAACGGGCATTCCCACAAGCCCGCCAGCCACTGGTAGCCCGTCTCGACGTGGGTGCAGACAATCGCCGTTGAGTCGTGGAACTGGGCGCCGTCGAACCCTATGGTGATGAGGTCGCCGTCCTTAACGGGCGACTCGGGCCTGGCCAACGAACGCCACTTCTCGATGTCAAACGCCTGGCGCCCAGACTTCACCAACCTGTTCAGCCAGACGCGCTCCAAAT